TTGCAGGTCAACCACTATTCCGTACTTCGAAGATAATGAAATAACCGCTAGAATTGAACGGAATGATGCGGGTAAGAGCGTACCGATTCCCGCCGACATGACTTATAAGGAGTGGGAGAACTATCGGGCATCACGTGCTAATGAGCCTGATATTTCTAATACCATGCAGAATATTGCTAAGATGACAGGTCAGAAGCTTGAAGGATTTGATTTTAGACTCAAGACACCCAGTTCATTTACTCGAAAAGTCAGAACTGACATGCTAGAAAAGCATATGTCACGTGAAGAGGTTCTTGACACGATGTATGATACCGTCAGGTATACTCTTGTGAGTGACCCCGAAGATCTTGTAAAAAATTTCAAGCAGACGCTTTACAAATTGAGTGAAGAACCATATAATTATAATGTAAGAAGGGTTAAGAATACTTGGTTAGACGATACTAAAGCGTATAAGGGAATCAACTGCGTATTCCAGACTCCTTCGGGTCAGAGTTTTGAGTTACAATTTCACACGCCAGAAAGTTTCGACTTGAAACAGAACAAGTTGCATAAGCTATTTGAAGAGCAGAGACAGGTTGGAACTACAAAGGCACGAAGGGCAGAACTTGAAGATGAAATGCTGAAATTGAGCCAAGGAATCACTGTTCCTGCTGACATTGAGGAATTGAGGTGAACATCATGAAATATACCTATTATGCTAATGTGCCAATCGGCAAGGAAGCACTCGACACGACGTGTCTGGTTCGTCATTCCAAAGGTTCTTTTGAGGAGTTTCGGGATGGGAGATGGGTGGACGCACCTCAGTTTTTCAGTATACTGATTGGTGAAGCTGATGACTTTGAAGAAGTAACTTCAGAAACTGCACAGAAAATCTTAAGGAGGTTGAGTAGAGAACAATGATCCGTAAAGCAATGGAAATTGCTCGAAAGGCACACGCAGGGCAGGTCGATAAAGGCGGTAAGCCGTACATTCAGCATCCCATAGCTGTAGCTGAAATGGTGTCAACGGAAGATGAGAAAGTTGTAGCTTTACTTCATGATGTAGTTGAGGACACTGATATCACACTCGACGCTTTAAGCGATGAGGGCTTTCCAATACACATTATAAAGGCTATTGGAGCTATTACACGACAAAAAGGTGAAAACCTAATCAGTTATATTAGCAGAGTTAAAAAGGATCCCATTGCACGTGAAGTAAAAAAAGCTGATTTGAAACATAACATGGACCTTACTCGCATACCTAACATAACAGATACCGACATAAATCGTACTAAACTATATGAATGGCAATACCGGTACCTTTGTACCGATGATGATAAATTACTACATTGCTGAATAAGCCGAAAGGTTTATTTTTTTTTGATTTTTTTTTACGAAACCACTTTACAAATCACTCAATATGTAGTACAATATAATTGAGGACAAGGAGTGTCCAGAAAACTTCAGAAAACTCGAAAGGTGGTATTGAATATGTTGAAAGTGAAAGAAGTCACGATAAGTGAAAGCGAGAAGAGGGATAAGAAGACAATCGTTTACTTTTGGCCCGAAGGTGAATCAGTACTTGAGAATTTAGCCAATCGTCGTAATAGACCATATACCGAGTATCGTAAACTACTTCCTGAAGTGTTCAAAGAACTCAGATCACGCGGAATCAATCTGCCGGATAATCCTAAAGCAAACTGGAGCCAGAAAGCGGGTTGTTCTTGTGGGTGTTCACCTGGGTTCATTCTGCCAGACTATCATAGTTGTATGAGTATTCATGTTACGGTGGTTATGGAATAGAATATGTATATGCTTAAGCAGCTGAAAGGCTGCTTATTTTTTTTTGAATTATTTTTACAAAACCACTTTACAATCTTCGGTATATGTAGTACAATATAATTGAGGACAGGAACTGTCCCGAAAACTTCAGAAATCTAAAAATCGAAAGGAGAATTATTATGTTAAGAGAAGCTACATGGTCAAGAGTTGGAACGGATGTTACAGGCGCACAGAGCATTCAGGAGGTACTTCAGAAGTCGGGTTTGGATTACGAAGTAGTCAAGACTCCGCTATTCCTGGATAACGGGTATCAGGTACCTGGAAAGTTCGCAATCAAGAAGGCAGACGAAGACAAGGTGTTCGGGATCGTCGGCAGCGACTACACAATCTGCCAGAACTCAGACGCATTCGAGTTCGTCAATCTCATCGGCGAAGGACTGGAATTTGTCAGGGCAGGTCAAACCTATCACGGGCTGGTATATATCATCGCAAGACTTCCAGAAGAATACATCATGGACGACGAGATTCAGCCTTACGTCATATTCCAGAATGGGCATACAGGCTTTACACCAGTCAAGGCAGCAATAGCACCGTTGAGGATAGTCTGCCAGAACCAATTCAGTATGGCATTCAAAAATGCTAAGGCGTCAATCACAATCAGCCACACCAAGTCGCTGGAAGATAAGATGAAGAACGCCAAAGAGGTTCTTATAACAGCAGCGGATTACATGAACAACTTCAAGAACCAAGCCGAGGAGTTATACAAGAAGAAACTCAGCAGAGATGTCATCGACGACTTGATAGAAGAACTCTTCCCGGAGCCAGAAACACCGTCGATACGACAGATAGAAGCAGTAGAGGAGAAAAGGAATCGTTTCTTTGCTGCTTATAACGACGAAGACAATCTTAACTTTAGAGGCACTGCTTGGGGATTGGTAAACGCTTATAGCGATTATCTGACACATCTCGAACCGGCGAGGAAGACAGAAAATTGGGCTGACAATAAATTCGTTCAAGTAACACTCAATCCTGCACAGATGCACAGCTTCGTAGAAAGAGTAAAAGCACTCTAACAATCAGCACCAAACCTTCAAACCTTCAGAAACCTAACGGTTTTCTGGAGGTTTTTTTGTGTAACTATCATTAGGTGAGAATCAGCAAGAATCAGCCTGCAAACCGGGCCGGGGAGAAGAGAGAAGATAAAGAAAATGGACACAAAATGATTAGAAAATAGTATAATTGAATTAACAGAGGATATCTATAATAGGAGGTATTGCAAATGCCTGCAAAACAAAGAGAATTAACAATAGCACAGGAACGATTCGTGCGTGAATTACTCAAAGGAAAAACTCAGAGACAGGCATACTATGTTGCATACCCTAGAAGCAGAAATTGGAAGGTAACGACTGTAGATAACTCAGCGAGTTGTTTATTCAGGAATCCTTTGGTGAGGAAACGATGGGAGGAGCTTAAATCAGAATTAAACAAAAAAGAGCAAGCTGAGGTGGAGTGGACCCGTCAGAACGCCATTATCAGCCTAACTCGCTTGATTCAGAAGGCGGAGAAAGAATTGGAGCAAGGTAAGTTAACCATGACCAGAATCATGGCAATCCAGGCTTCAATCAAGGAACTGAACCAGATGCACGGATACAATCAGCATAATATCAACAATACAGGGGCAGTGGTAATCTTTAGTGGTGAGGATGAGCTGCCTGAATAATTGACGGGAATGATTATATAATCAGAAATGGGTATACTCTCATAGGGTGAAAACCACACCAATTATTTGATTATATAATCAGCAATGGAGGACTCAAATGCATCCTGAGTTACGGGTATACCTGCCAGAGATTGTTGGTAAAGGGTATCGAGAGTTCTGGAATTTCAAAGGAAGATATCGTGTAGTGAAGGGCGGTCGTGGTAGCAAGAAATCATGTACCGCTGCATTATGGCTTATCTACAATATAATGAAACTGCCCCAGTCTAACGCATTAGTAATCAGACGATTTGATGTTCTGAACAGGAACTCAACATATTCACAGCTTCTGTGGGCGATAAATCGGTTAAAGGTAAGGCATCTGTGGCAGGCGAAGGTCAGCCCTCTGGAGTTAATATATTTACCAACAGGGCAGAAGATACTATTCAAAGGTCTTGACAATCCTGAGTCCGTGACATCAATCACTGTAGAAAATGGATATCTCTGCTGGGTGTGGATAGAGGAAGCTTTCCAGATATCCTCAGAGGAAGCTTTCAATAAGATTGACTTGTCAATCAGAGGTGAAATGCCAGACCACCTATTCAAGCAGTTTACATTTACCTTCAACCCGTGGTCAGAGAACACTTGGCTGAAGAGAAGGTTCTTTGATGTCAAAAGTGACCCCGATATTCTGGCAATCACAACCAACTACCTATGCAATGAATTCCTAGATGAAGCTGACTTACGCGTCTTCGAAAAGATGAAAGAAAGCAACCCAAGAAGGTATCGCATAGAAGGTCTTGGGGAATGGGGTATCGCAGAAGGCTTGGTATATAACAACTGGAAAGAACAAGAGTTTGATATAAACTATCTTTGGAGGCAGGAAGACAAGAACGGCAATCCCATCTATCTACCTTACAATGGTTTGGACTTTGGTTTCACGAATGACCCCACAGCATTCATAGCCATTGCAGCTAATGAGAAAGAGAAGCAACTATACTTATATGATGAGTTCTATAAGCGTGGCATGACAAACCAAGATATCGCTGATACGTTGAAGTATAAAGGTTTTCAGAAGGCAAGAATTATAGCAGACTCTGCAGAGCCTAAGTCAATCGCAGAACTCAGGAGACTAGGTATCAATCGTATCTTCCCGGCACTGAAGGGTCCGGATAGCGTTCGTAATGGCATTCAAAAACTTCAAGATTATGAAATCATCGTCCATCCAAGGTGTTCAAATGCTATCGTGGAATTCAATAACTATGTCTGGGACAAAGACCAGAATGATAGGGTTCTGAATAAGCCCATAGATGATTATAACCATATCATGGACGCCATGAGGTATGCCACAGAGAAACTGGGTGCTAACACCTTTAGCTTCTAATCTGCACTTTACAATTCGGCAGGAATGACTATATATTAATTGGAGGTGAGGTGTGTGAGCAAAGGTTGGATATGATTGAGCTCTGGGACGACAGGTGCATTCAGGTGATACCAAATACAAGTGCTCGAGTAGATGGGTCAGATACGTGGGAGGGAGGAGTAATATAATGGCAACAGAGAAGCAAATCCAATATTACAAGAGTCTATGTGAACAGCTTGGACAAGAGCCGGAGGACGACTTTGAGAATCTCACAATAAAGGAAGCGAGTGAAGCAATAGCTGAATTAAAAGAAATGCTGGAGGATAGGTGAGGATATGGAGAGATTAACTGAAATAAAAACGCATTGCCAGGCGCTAAGGAATATACCACACGAAATTGAAAGGGTTGCCCATGAAGCACCTATAGATGAGCCTATATGCAACACAACAAGGTTACCATGCATCCGATGTAACCCAGGAGCCTGTGAGCATAGGGTGAAATCATAAATTAATATGAATACCGTAGAATGAAAGAGAACAAATCTTAACAAATCCAGCTATTCCTCTATTGGATAGTCAGGTGCTTTTATTATGCCCCGGAAAGTGAGGTTGGCTCACTATATGGGGTAAAATTAAGGTGGTGCTATCATCAATTGCTTGAATTAAACAAAATCTACAACATGGATTGTTTAGAAGGAATGAAACGGATACCGGACAAAAGCATCGATATGATTCTCTGTGATTTGCCGTATGGTGCGACCGATTGCAAGTGGGATACAATTATACCCTTTGAGCCGTTGTGGGAACAGTATGAGAGAATTATAAAAGACAATGGAGCTATTGTATTAACTGCACAGCAACCATTTGCAAGCAGTTTGATTAATAGTAATCCGAAATTATTTAAGTATGAATGGATTTGGGTAAAATCAAAACCTACTGGACATATGAACGCAAAACGTATGCCAATGAGAAAACATGAATCGGTTCTGGTTTTTAGTAAAAAATCACCAACTTACCACCCGCAAGGATTAAAGAAAACGAATAAGTTAATTAAACGAACTAATCACGGTAATTATGGAGAGGGCGCAGGGAAAGCGAGCGTTCAAAAGTTCACTGGATACCCTAATACAATTCTGAATTTTAATAACGTGATGAAGAAACAACTTCATCCTACACAAAAACCAGTAGAACTATTTGAATACTTAATCAAGACTTACACAAACGAAGGGGAAACGGTACTTGATAACTGTATGGGAAGTGGAACAACAGCTATTGCTTGTATAAACACGAATAGGAATTACATAGGATTTGAATTGAATAAAGAATATTACGAAATTGCAAAAAACAGGATAAATAAACACATTATATTAAGTAGAACGGAAGAGGAGGTAGAGTTATGTATCCAGCAAAAACAAAGGTGAGGGATGTATCTAATAACCCAGACTCTCAGACTAACCTTTACATACTTCATACCGAGAGTTCTGACGAGAAACGTATCATGACACTCGATTCTGAGCTCGGCGTGCTAAAGATGATAGCACAGATGGCAGGGACAGGTTCAGTTAAGATACGAAAGATATTCCTGAATATTTGGGGAACCAACAAGTTAATTCCAATAAGCGTCCGGTTCAAAGATGGCAGACTAACATTGGAAGAAGACGATATTGTATTGGAAGGCGTAAGATGACCACATACCAGGTGAATTCAAGTTAGTCAGTAAGGAATAACCGATATATATTAGGAGGAAAAAAGTAGGCATCTAAAAAATGTCTACTTTTTTTGATTATTTTTACGAAACCACTTTATAATTCAATCAATATGTAGTACAATATAATTGAGGACAAGAAGTGCCCAGAAAAACTTCAGAAAACCTGAAAGGTGGAGATGAATTATGACAAAGAAAACAGCAGAACAAAAAGAGTACGGTTTCACGGGATGCTACGAAAGGTCGAAGACGGTAGAAAGGGGGCACCAACTAGAATTGGAAATCAACAGCGGTTTAGTCAAACGAAAGACCATATCGGAAATTGCAGAAGAAACAGGTGCGCCAAAAGAAGCAGTTATTGAGTGGTACGACTACTTAAATGACGGAGATAATATAGAGTATATATACACCAAGGACGAAGGAGCAATAGCCGGAGTTGAATATACAGGAGGTAGATACTGTATAGTAGGGTTAAGAATGGACAGTCAAATTGATTCATTTGCGGACATGATTTATTACGTGGAAAATTTTTAAGAAGCTGAAAGGCTTCTTTTTTTTGACTAGATATTGTTAATCATGAAAATTATAATAATAAATTCAGCGGTTGATACTTTATAATATAAACTGTAAGATATCAAAAACATGGTGGTCGAAACCACTGAAAAAAGCGGAGTTTTTGAAAGAGAGGAAGATTATCATGTTGAGAGAACAACTAAAGCAAGCAGGGTTTTCAGATGAGCAAATCGAGAAGATTATGAAGCTTCACCAAGCTGAAATCGACGGCAACTTTATACCGAAATATCGTTTCGACGAAATCAATGAAGCCAACAAGACCCTGAAACAAAATCTCGCTGATAGGGACAAACAGATTGAAGGGCTGAAAGGTTTCAAAGGTACAGCAGAGGAGCTGGAGAAGCAGGTGAAAGAACTTCAAGAGGAGAACAAGAAGAAGTCTGAGGACTTCGAGGCTCAGCTGAAGGACGCTCGGATAACGACGGCAATTAAACTCGAGCTTGTTGGAAAGGTTTACGATGCGGATATGGTCTCCGGTCTAATCGATAAAAGCAAGATTGAACTGGACGACAAGGGTAACATCAAGTCGGGTTTCAAAGAACAGTTTGATACGCTGAAAAAGGACAAAGCTTTCTTGTTCATACCTGAGAAGAAGGACGATAAGAGTCAGTTCGGATGGAAGCCAAGGGGAACTACACCTTTTGACGGTTCAGACGATCAAGGCGAAGGTGACGACACTCCGGAAGCTTTCGGCAAAAATCTTGCCAAGAGTATCAAATCCACATCCGATGTGGTAAAAGCCGCAAACGATTATTATTTCAAAGGAGGAAATTAAGCCATGGAAGTAATCCAGAATGAGTACACATCAGCGAAGCAGATACTGATGTTCCCGGACCACTATGTGGCTGTTCCGCAGAAGTTCACAAAGAATGACGCTGCGGTTACTACCACAGCAGACGGGAAGAAGATCATGAAAGCCGGAACTATATACCCTTCCAACGATGCATCGGCTAGAGGTGTAGTTTTTAGTGATGTAGATGTCACCAACGGAGACGCCAACGGTGCTCTTATTGTTCACGGCTTTATCAAAGTAAAAGCACTGCCCGCAGTACCTACAGCAGCAGCGATTGCAGCACTGAAAGATATTCAATTCTATCCTCTGCAGGCTGCTGGTGTAACTCTAACAGGTACCAAGATTACAATACCTGTCGGAGAAGAAGATGATCCTGAGGACCCGGTTGTTCTTAAACTGAATGGAGCTACCTTCAGAGATGGAGTAGAGACACTTACCAACTGGACAATAGTTGGCGAAGCAGATACCAAGGTATCAGTAAGTAAAATTACAGTCAGCGATGATAATCAGACGATTTCTGTCACGCTGAAAGTAAATGCAGCAGCAGTTGCAGGTGATGTTACAATAGCCCCTGCAGCATCCATTATAAGCACAGGCCAGACAGTAGCTGCGGTAACTGTAGCAACTGTAGCAGTCGCGTAAAGGAGGTAACAGAAGATGCCAAAATCTATTTATGAACTGGTAAATAGTCAGGCAATGGCAGCATACTGGGAGGAGCTTCAGTCCAACAGAATACCCTATCTCGGTGAAGGCTTATTCCCGAACCAGAAGAAACTTGGCTTGAAGCTTGAGTGGATCAAGGGTTATAATCAGCTGCCTGTAGCATTGATGCCGTCAGCATTTGATGCTAAGCCTACTCTGAGAGACAGAATCGGTGTTACCGAAATGTCCACCAAGATGCCATTCTTCAGAGAGGCAATGAGAATTGGTGAAGAGGATAGGCAGCAGTTGCTCATGCTCATGGATGCCGGCAAGCCGTATGTTGACTCTATCATAACTCGTATCTTTGATGACGTGAAGACATTGGTAGACGGCGCCCTTGTTCAGAGCGAGAGAATGAGAATGTCTCTGCTCGTCGACGGCAAGATTGCAATATCTGCCCCCAACGATTCCGGTGTAGTTGTTGATTACTCATACGACTATGATGCCAGCGGGACTTGGAAAGCTAAGAACACCGTTACACTGGCGGGACAAGACGCATGGAGTGATACTGCAAACAGCAACCCGATCGCAGACATTCTTGATGCCAAAAGAGAGATGTCCGTGAAATACGGCGTTACACTTACTCGTGGTATCATGACAACCAAAACGTGGACCTATCTGATGAACAATGCCGCTATCAAGAATGACATGAATGTAGTCGAAGGTGCCAAGATCATTCTCACAGACGGCGACCTGCAAAGGTACTTGCTGGCAAAGACAGGCATCACATTCGTTATATACGATAAGATGTATAAGGACGAAGCCGGCGTGGACAAGCAGTTCTACCCTGACGACTATGTCACCTTGCTACCTGCATATACTCTGGGTAACACCTGGTATGGCACAACTCCTGAGGAAGCAGATCTGATGAACGGAAACGTGGACGCGAACGTGACTGTCGTAAACACAGGTATCGCAATCCTTACCAAGAAGGAAAGCCTGCCCGTCAATGTAATCACCAGCGTGTCTGAAATCGTTCTGCCTTCGTTCGAGAGGATGAGCGACATCTATGTCATGAAGGTAGCCTCTGCGGTATGAAGGTAGCCTAAGGAAGGGGGTAACCTGCAATGGCGAAGATGATAGTCAACTGCGGTGTAAAATACAAAGGTGTTCGCTATTATCCTAACGAAATAATCGAAGTGGACGAGAAGGACATCGAATCCTTCAAGTCCCTCGGCGGTTGGGTAGTAGCTGAAGCCACGAAGCAGCCTGAGGGTAATAAAGTTGACGACGGTAAAGTCGAAGACGGAAAGAAGCCTGCTGACGACAAAGCTGACAAGGTAGCTGAAGCTGAGAAGAAGTTGGAAGCTGCTCAGAATAAGGTCGATAAGCTGGTAGCTAAACTCCAGAAAGCCCCCAAGGATGCTAAGTTACTCAAGGAGCTTGAGAAGGCAGAAAAAGCAGTTGATGCTGCTGCCACCGAGCTGGAAGAACTAAAGAAATAAGAGGTGAGGGTCGATGGACATTCTAGATATAGTGAAATTGAAACTGAAAGGTACGACGATTACAGAGCCTGAAATGGAGCTGGCAATCGAAGAGGTTTCTGAGGTAGTCAAGAACTACTGTAATCGAGACGACGTCCCTTCAGAACTCAATTTTACCGTAGCTAATATGGCTATCGACCTTCTTAAGTACACATCACCCGAGAGCGGCGATTCAGACGTGAGTACTTCCGATGTCTCAAGCATTCGGATGGGGGATATGACAATTAACCTCAGATCAAGAAGTCATGTTGCTAAGCTGGACGAATTGACGATGGATTATAAAGGTCAGCTGAATAAATTCAGAAGGTTGGTGTAATGGTGAATTTCTCAATATTTTCAAAAATTGCACAAACTCAGATGACCGATAAAATGAGCATCAATAGATACGTTAGCAGCAAAGCAGCTGACGGTACCACGATAAATGTACTGCCGGAACAACCTCTCTACAGCGATATCAAGTGTAGAGTCTCATTTTCAGGAGCAGACACCTCGGATGGAACTGACACAGACTCCAATCCGTTACATCAGCGAGTCAAGATATTCTGTCCTCCTGAAGTAGACTTACAAAAAGGTGATTTCATTGTAGCACAAAAGATGAATGGAGAGGTAGTAATAGGAACCTATGAAGGACAGAGTGGAATGCCAATGGTATATGCAACTCATCAGGAAGCCATTCTAATCATGACGGGTGATGCATAATGGCGTTCAATTATAAAGAGTTCGAGGCTATGTATCAGAATCTTCACAAGGTTCAGAAGTTTCATGAAAAATTCGTAAGGAACTTCTTATACGAAATGGGACTCAGATGCTTAGCAAAGACAAAGAAGCGTACTCCAGTGGATACCGGAGATTTGAGAAATCACTGGTCACTGAGTGATGTGTATAGAAAAGGCGATGACCTTGTCATATATCTATCGAACTCAATGGAGTATGCAAGTCATGTGGAATATGGGCATCGAAAGCGGAATGCCCCTCTAGTTCTTCGACCTGAAGATAGAAATCCAGGCAACTGGGTAGAGGGGTATTTTATGGCAACTCTGTCAATAGCAGAGATTGAAGCTCAGATGCCCGCAAGATATGATGCAGCCTTAAAGAAATTTCTGAGTGGATTGGGGGTCAGGTAATGCCAATAGACGGTGAAACAGTCAAGAGTGCAATATCGATGAAGTTGGCAGAGTCATTTCCTGACCTGACAATCTATAAAGAAAAAGTAGTACAAGGTATGCAGAAACCTTGTTTTTTCATATGGCAACTGAACGTCAATTGCACTCAAGAGTTAAGAAATCGATACAATATGCTATTCAATATGATAGTACGATATCATCCGCAAGAGAATATTCCAGACACCTACTCAAAGTGTGCGGATATCGGCATCAGATGTATTGATCATTTATCAACTATACAAGTTGAAAACAGACCATTGCAGGCTACCTCGATAAGGTTTGAAATAGTAGATGATGTCCTATTCGTGTATGCGGACTATTCAATTAGAGTAGACAGGGAGCTGCCCCCTGAGCCGAAGATGGCAGTAATCGATGATATAGAAGGAGTGATATAAGCCATGGCAAGTGGAAATTGGAGTGCGCAGAATAAGGTCCGTCCAGGTGC